CCTCTCTGTTGAACGGTTGATCCTAAAAAGTTTAGGAACAACCGAACAACTAAATACACAAGGAATATTATTTAGTTTTCTTTTTTGTGTTCTTTGAATCGTTTTTGATTTCGGTCGGATCGTAAATCTTAAACTCTTCTCGAACACAAACCTCTCGCGCAATCGACGGTAAATCATCAAAGTTATATTCGCCCTTGTCTAATTCTTCTCTGTGAATCCCGTCGACTGAGTAGCCAATTTTGTGATCAACTACTACAAGCATTTACGCACCCTTAGCTAGACACTTAACAGCGCAACTATCCTGCACCATATTACCCACACGTTTTGATGTGTAGAACTGTACAGAGGTCTTGTCAGTGTACACATCACGAACAATGCGTAAACCATGGAGATCAAAAATGGTGTATGCTTTCTTGAAATCACCAAACAGAATAGCTTTGTTGCCTGCGGTGCTGAAATCCGGCATAAAGCGTGATTCATATACTGGTCTACCTAACAGAGTACCAACCATTCCATTAGCGATATTATCAATCCAAATATAATTCTGATTACCGTCTTTGAGTTTACGCAATGCTTGAATTGTAGATGGATTCATAAGCCATGCGGTGTTGTTGCCACGGTAAACCTGCCGTAATGAATAGTACAAATCAATGATTGCATCTGCGGTCAGTGTTGTAGATGTGATCTTTTGGAATGTACCAAAATCTCTTGTTGTATCTGCGGTTGCCGCAAAATCATAGGAAAGTAAACCTTTTGGCTTATTTGTGCCGTCTCCGGTTAAAAATGCTTCTTCCTCATAGTCTGCAAAAGTTTCAGCGACTTTCTGAGAATACCACGCTTCAACGTTAAACAGAGCATCGTCTAACAGTCTATAGGACGCTTTAGGATTTGCGTAAATTTCACCCCATGTGATTCCGGCTCTTGCTAACTGTGGAACGTTTGTGTTAGGTCTAGCAGTTAATTCACCTACCCAACCTGCGTCAGTACCGCCTAAATCAACATTCCAATAAGTATCCGGTGTGGAAACAGATTGTGAGGAACATAAACGACGCATAATGTTTAAGTCTCTAACCTTAGACAGAATCTTACGGTCTAAAGCGAACGGAACAGCATAACCACCTAGCGCGTTATTTCCGGTCTGACCCTGCGGAATAACAGCCGGATCCGAAGCCGAACCCGAACCCGAACCTGAACCCGAACCCGAAGCCGGATCATCCTTTGTTCCCAGTACGGCAGAGTCAAATTCTGCATGTTCTGTACGGTTTTTTCTGAGAATGTCAGATACACGTTTTGACCATGCTTCGGCTTTCATTTCGTTTGTCATGCTCTGTACTCCGTTGTTGCGTGACAGTTTTAACAGTTCACTCTTACACTCGCCTAATTCAGATTTGATACCCTCAATTTCGCTTTTATCTGCGGTTTTTGACTGAAAATCATCAAATTTAGCGGTTAAATCGTTAATTTTCTGATTAGTCTGAGAGTTCATTTTTTCGATCTCTTTAGCTTTTGCTTCCAAAATTTCGTTAATATCCATCTTAATTTCCCTTTAGTTTGTTAAAAAATGAGTTGATTAATTCAATCTGCGCTTTCTGCTCATCACAAACAGTAGATAGATCATCGCGATCCTCGTTGTTAGCTTGAATTGCCTTAAATCCTTTACTTAAAATCGTTTTCGCCTGCTTATGACTGAATCCACAATCTAGCAAGGCTTTTTCGGCAGATCTAATAGTTAAACCTGCATTTTTTACGTCTGTTACAATCGCCTTTTCATTACAAGGGAATGTTACAAGCGAAACTTCAAACAGTTTTATCTCTGTTAAGTGTCTGATAAAGTCTCTGTCTCGCTCTTCCCATGTGCATGAGTTGCACATAAAGCCGATTGATAAGCCGTTAATTATTCCGTTTTTGTAAAGTGCGTATGCTTCCTTTGCCTGCTGAACATCATCAACAAGCAATCTGCCTTTAAGCAGTAAGCCGTGTTCGTCCTCAGAGCATTCTTCCCAAATTCCAATAGGCTGATCTGAGTTATGTTGCCATAACATAGGGTAGGTCTGTTTTTCAGTGAGACATTTTGAAAATGCGCCCTTTTCAATTACATCATCGGCAAAATCTTTATTGTCGAAAACAGCACCGTAACCGCTGATAATTCCCTTTTCGTCAATCAATACGTTATCAAAATTTAATTCTTTGCGTTCTAGCTTCATTTCACACTCCATCTTGAACTGCTGTATCCGCGGTCGGTTTAACTGTTTCGTTGCTGTCTGTTGTGGAATTGTTATCAATCAAATCACGATCACCGCCACTCGCATTTTGACCATCAACAACCCTTTCAATCTGTCCATTTTCGTCAATTAAAGCCATGTTCAACGGTACAATGAACTTATCACCGCCATTGTAGGCTGATAACTCTTCCATATCTCTAATTTCATTGCGGTTTAAGATACCGTTTTCTATTGCCATCTTATAAGTCTTATAGCGTGTTTCGGTATCGAGTTTTAACAGTCCGGTTGTTAAGAATTTAACCGTATATTTATCCCGTTCTTCCGGCTTTAAAAGCGAACATGTGATACGCTCCTCAATTTTGTTCAGATACGGAGACAAACAATGTACCAAAAAATTAATCTGCTGTTGTTCAACATTATTGTAAGTTGCGCCCTCCATGATACCCAACATGTTTAATGGGACCTTAAACACTCCGGCAATTTGTTTCATAATGTGCAACTTGGTTTGTATGAACTGAGTATCAGACAATGATTTTTCAGACATTGGTTTATAGTCCAAACCGTAATCTAAAAATAAGATTTTTCCGGTATTCTTTGCCCCTGCATATTCCTCTTGAATCATTGTTTTTACGTCTTGGAACTTCTCTTCCTCTATCGGCTCTGCTGATTTAATCATTCCCGACAGTGAGCAACCGTTATCAATATACCTACTCCAAAACTGATTGATTTTTCCGGCTTCTCCGAACAAATCTTTTAACTGTTCAACGGGTGCAACCCCTCTAACATTGTCAGTAGAAAACAATTTTATGTGCCAAACTTTACATTCTTTATCAAAACTGTTTGCTGTTTCGTCAGTTCCGTTGTCGTTTTTCCATGTGTACTGAATGGAACTGTCAGACATCAACTGTACATCCATGCTTTCTACCGGAATGCGCCATAATTCCTTGATCTTTCCACCGATTCTAATAATCTTGCAATACGAATTACCGTGTAACAAAAGATCAGTCATTATCTTTTCTTTAAACTCTGCAATGGTATCATTCGGGTTTGGTTGATAGGTTAAAACGTTATACAAAGGGTGTTTTTTGGCTAACGCTTTCACCCCGTCGTTTTCTTCATAAATCTTAATCGGTAACATACCGATAGACTCTGCAATAACCTTGATACAAGCAAAGGTTGTAGACAGTTTTAGTGCCTGCGTCTCTTGAAAATCCAAAAAACTACCTACCATAAAGCGTTGTCTTTGCTTTATCTCCGGTGTTTTTTTCTTTTTGAACCAGTCAAACATTAGATACTTCCTATTGCGACTCTGTTTAAAATTCTGTCAGTTAAACTATGTGTAGGATTGTATAATTCAACTCTGTTTTGAGTCATTATCATACATACTGCACCGTCTATTTTTGCGTTTTTGTTTGCTTTTGTTGGGAAATCATTACCCTTATTATCCTCTTTTGAAATGACGTTTGAAACGTGCCATGCTAAAATCGGGTTCCCGTCATGGTGAATGCGTTTTGAAACGATGGCAGATTGCGCCTCTTTCATTCCGGCATTCAAATTTTTTGTATTCTGCGTCATTTCAACTATACGATCTCGCAAAAAGCCAAAATTTTTAGCTAATTTGTTCATTACCGATGGTGTTCGCCATGGATCATATGCAATCTCTTTTACCCGTTTGAATTTTTTGATAATCATTACCAACTCCTCATACAGATAATCCGTGTCAACCTCTGATCCGGCTATTGGTGTTAGTAACGTTCCATACGGGCAGTTATGTGATTGCATTTGAACATACTTTTGATATAGTTTATAGTTAAAATTCGTAACATCTTCAATAGTATCGGTAGGCAAATACGCATACATAAAAATATATGAGTGTTTATAGCCGTTAATTTTCCGTACAAAGTTCAATATGATGGTTGTCATATCGTATTTTGCTGATAAGTCAAACGATAAGAATAAATCATCATTTACAAAATCATCAATATTTAGAGTCTCATCTGCGCATTCATTCCACTGTTGCATGTCAAAGAACGCTGACTTTGCATTTAACCAAACATTAAGGTTTTTGGTTAGGTAATCTGCGCGGTCTTTTGGTGAACGTTTAGCAATATCTAGCTGTCTTAAAAGATAGTCCTCTTTACAAGATACTCCGTAATTAGGATTTGCCTTTTTTAACGCTTCCAGTGTAAAAGGATCATCGTCTTTGTCGATTGTATAAATCATTCCAAACG